GAACTATCATTACATTCATTCTAAGCTATCATTTAAAGCATTTTATATCTTATCTTTAATTCTAACTTAAAATATACTAAAAGTCTTATATAAGATGATTTGAAGCATTCTACACTAATCACTGTATTATCATAACTTTCAAACAAGTATAGTTAGTTATCTCTGTAAATGTAAATATGATATATTCTCCATTCTTCCTCAAATCATCCTGTATAAGACTTTTAAATGAAATTAAGTTATATTCCTACTAAGATACTTTTACATCCTAAATGATAGCTTCTAGCATCTTTAATGATAGTTCTATTACTCATTTACAAAAGTATCATGCAATTTAACAAATAATTAAGTCAAAAAATACGTATAATGATTGAAATTCATACATTAAGTTAAAGTTTCAATCATTATACGTATTTTTTATGTGATAAATTATCATATTTGCTATTACATATATCGCGCAGGCGATTGTATTTATTTTATCTTTATTATATATGGCGATGTTTTTAAGTAATATACTCCACATCTCAATATATAAATGATAGATAGATAGATAGATAGATAGATAGATAGATAGATAGATAGATAGATAGATAGATAGATAGATAGAACAACCGAAGGAATTTCGTGTTTTCTTTCATTCAGCGAAGGTCACGCTTCATTCATTCAAACACGAAGAGAAGAGATATGGTTGAGATAGTTTAGATAGTTTAGATATTTGAACTATTTATAGATTTGCCTTACGGCAAATCTGGAGTCTCAATCTATGCACTGCATAGATTCGAGCTCCTATTACAAATATATCTAGAACGTGCGCGCGAGAACGTGTATACGTGCGAGATACGCGAGAACGTGCGAGTGTAGCGTATAAGCACATATGACGAGCACATACGTTCATATCTGAACATAAATCATTCATTTCATCTGCTCTTAGATGTTATATTCAACTTTCAAAGTACAGGTTTCAAGATTCTTACATAGTGATGAAGATACTTGATAGAAGTTTCTCTTCTCTGTAGACTACTATATCATAGTTGAAAAAGAATGTAAATAGCTAAATGCAAAAAAATTGAAGTTATCTCAATGTTGTACAAATGAAGAAGATAATGAAAAGATTTATATTTGCTGGTTTACTCACTTGATAATGATGTAAAGAAATGTAAACATAATGAAACAAAAGATAAAGATACTTTAGTTTACTGCATAGTTGGTAAAGAAAAAATACCAGAAGTATAAAGACACAAAAGATACAAAAAACATAGATAAATGAAAATAGAAAGAAAAGACAAAAAGAACCACAAAATCAACATTAGAACTATCATTAAAGATGCTAGAAGCTATCATTTAAAGTATTTTATATCTTAATAGTAGATATAACTTAAAAAGAGATAAAACATTCAATATTGGCTATTCTAGCATCTTTTATATTAATGTAAGATAAACGCATAGATATACAAAGAAATATGAATGAAAACAAGGAATAAAAGAAATACTAAAATACAACTATAAAGCAAAAAAGATATCTTTGTAGAATTGAGGTAATATAAGACATATGCCTTTATTAGGAAATCAAAACGTATGGCGTGATTTAGATGATGATGCTTATAGAAGTCCATTTGGTAATATGAGTTGTTTTGTATCAGTTGATTTTAGACATTCAATTGCTCAACAAGAAAGAAGATGGTTTAACTTACCGGTATATCCTGAGAATGTAAATTTTAACTTAAGTACTAATTATGCAAGTAATGAAATACTTGGTAGAGCTGGACAAATATCTGCATATAATTCAACAAATGATATCACATCAACTTTTAGTTTAAAATTACATCGTGAGTTAAGAACATTAAATAATCAACTTGTAGATATTAATCACATAGATGCAATTATTTCATTAATTCAAGCAGCTCAATATGCAAAGTGGTATGCAGATGGATTATATGCTCCAATTACTACTTATAAATTTGGTGATACACTATTGATTGGTAAACAAATAGGTGTTCAGATTACTTGGGGAGAAACAAAAATAAATGGTTGTTATATGGTTGCTACATTAAATATATCAATGACTAACGTATCTAAGAAGATATTAAACTTTGAAGATGTTAGAAATTCAATGCCAAGAGGTAGTGGTTTATATACCAATAAGATGAATAATTACTTAAATGGAACTCAAACTGCTGGTAAGACATTTGATTCTATTTGGGAATAGTTTTAATTAAGAGAATAAAGGAGTTGATTTTAAAGAAATGATTAAACTTTTAGAAGATAATGAAGTAAAATATGTAGAACCAACACAATTAGAACGTTTGAAAATATTAACACATAATGCATATAGTTTCTTTATTACAAAGTTAAATAGTCAAACTGGATTTGCAGAATTTATGAATGCATTAGACTCACAAAATAGTACATCTAAAAAATGGTCTAGACAAGACATTTATGCTTATTTTGATACTGAATCAATAGATGCTAATTATGAGACTGGAATAAATTTTATAAATGATTTAATAAAGCAATTAGATTCAGTAACATTTACTGAATTTTAAAAATAAACTAAAAAGGATGATGATGAAAAAATGGCAAGACAAAAGAAGATATTAACAGAAGATACATTTAATGCAAATGGTAATACTACAGTAACTCCTGAGATATTAAATGAAAACACAACAGAAGAAACAAAAGAAGAAGAATCAGATATTGCTGAAGATAAACCTGAAGAAATAATTGAGCCTATTGTTAATCCTCTTGAAAATGATGCAGAATCTATAGTTGAAGAAACCAATATTGAACCATTGGATGAAATAGAAACAATAGTTAAAGATGATGTAGAAGATAAAGAAGATACTTCTAAGAAAGATATTAAGGAAATAAAAGAAACTTGTGGTTTTAATGGTTGTTCTTTTGGTTTTAATGAAGAAAGCTTATATAAATAAAATTAATTATTAAGGTAAGGAAAATGAAATATATACACTATATGACAAGTATTATGGTGAATTGGAATCAATTACAATTTATCCAAATTATCCAAAAATTACCTAAATACAGTTTTATAATACAATAAATAAGTTAATTCTAAAATAATAGGAGTGTAATATTTAGTATGAAAGAATATATAAGTGAAGCAATGAAAAATGGAATTAAACCTCCTAAAGATATAAAAGAAATGACTGCTCAAGAATATGAAAAATGGTTAGAAACAATTGACCCGGATACAATGGGTTTTTATGGGCAAGAGATTCCAGATGAAAGTGAGTGAGTAAAATGGGATTATCTACATTAAAGATTCAAAAAAGAATAACACCTTATAATCGTAATATTGGAAGTAATAAGAAAAATGAATTTATAGTTATTCATTATTTTGGTTCATTAGGAACAGCTCAATCAACTGCAAATTATTTTTATAATTCATATATTGGTGCTAGTGCCCAATATTGTTTAGATGCAACTAAAACAGTTTACCAATGTGTAGAAGATAAAGATATTGCATGGCATGTTGGTAATAATACTTATATTCATAAAACTTGCAGAAATACAAATTCAATTGGTATTGAAGTAAAACCTGAAATTGTAGATGCAACACAATCAAAATATGCAGAATATAAAGGTTGGTATTTTAGTAAAGAAACAATGAATAATTTAGTTGAATTAACTCAACATTTAATGGAAAAATATAATATTCCTGTTAGTAATGTTATTAGGCATTTTGATGTTACTGGTAAATGGTGTCCAAGACCATTAATGGGAACAGATACAAACATTTATTATAAAACAACAGGAAACAAACAATGGGATTTATTTAAAGAAAGGTTGGCATTAACTATGAGTCAATATAATGAATTAAAAAATATGATTACTAAAGTAGAAGCTGAGAATAAAACATTAAGAGATGCAATTAATATTCTACAAAGTCCAAAGAAATATAAAGATGTAAAATCGTTACCTGAATGGGCAAAAGTAAATGTACAGCGTTTAGTAGACAAAGGTGTATTAACTGGTGTAGGAAATGGTAATTTAAATTTGTCTGAAGATTTGTTAAGAAGTGTTGTGTTAATAGACCGAGTATTTAATTCAACAGGTGTATATAATATTAAAAAGGATGTAAAATAAATGATTAAAATAATTAAAGAAGATACTGGTCCTGATAATTTTTTTGCATTATATCATTTATTGAATGTTATAGAAACAGATGTTGTTCCACTATTGATTGAACGTAATTCAACTTATGGAGCAAATATAAAAAAATGATATAGGTGAAATTAGAAGTGAAATTGAAATATTAAATAAATTATTGGAAACAAAAGATAGCTATCCTGATATTGATAGTTTTTCAAAAGCAGTAGAAAGACAATTAACTTTAACTGAGCACTATTTTGATAATATTGGTAAAAATGTTTCAAATATGTTATCAAGTGCATATTCTTTAGGTTCATTACCAATTATGCAATCATTGGAAGATTAATTCATCTTTGTTCTATAATAAAAGTTAATAAACATTATTAATTATTTGTTTATATTGACAATAGTGATAAGATAAATCGCTAGATGCTGATGAATGCTCTATTGTTTAGTTTGTACAAATTCTTGGTTAAAAATAAAATGAAGTTAAATTACTTTATAATCTTAATAGTAATTTAACTTCATTTTTGTATTTAAAATAAAAATATATTTAAGTTAAGGAGGTATAAGATGGAGTTAAGGCATAAACCTGAATTAAATGAAAGTAGAACAATAAGAGGTTCATATGATTTGGAGTTCTATCGTTCATATAGATATGAAGAAGCAAGAACATTTAAAATTAATCAATATCCATCAGAGAGAAAACCAGATTATTTTAGATGGATATATAAAGATGAACCATTTTTGAATCCAATATATTATAATTTTACATCAAGATATGAAAATGTACCTATTAAAAAAGAACAAGGAAAATCATATCATGTTACAAATAGATTCAGAGGTGTTGTATATTCTGATGCCGATGTAATATATGAAGTAACAAATGAGACAGAAAATAGATTAGATAAAATAAGTTTACAATTTTATAATAATCCAATATATTGGTGGGTAATTGCTCATGCTAATGGTATATTTGATTCTTTATCTCAGGTAACAAGAGGAATAAAATTAAGAATACCTCCATTAAATAGTATTAATGGTTACTATGTAAAATAAAATTAGGAGATGCTGGATAAATGATTAGACAGGCAACATATGATGATTTTATGTTAACATCTACATCACCTCCTAATGATTTATCAGGTTGGTGGTTTGATACTGAAATAAATCAATTATATACAAAGAAAATAACTGACCAATTTCAATATGATAGTAGTAGTTCATTTACTAAACAACAACAATGGTCTAAATTTATAGAAGACGTTAACATTGAACAAGAAATGAGTGAAATTGAAACTCAAGAAATTAATAATAATACTAGTCGAATGATAAATAAAATGTTATCATTTAGACGATTTTTAGATAAATTAGAAATTAAATTTAATAAAAATAGACCCCTATATACTACATATATTCGATTTGAAGTTGGACATTTAGTTGTAGATAATACTTCTAAAGAATGGAATGAAAATACTTTAGTTAGTTTTAAACATAAACAAAATGGTACAGGGCAAGGTAATACTTTTGAATTAGAAATTGCATTTCAACCACGTGAAAGAATTGGTTGGAAAATAAATGAAATAGAATCAGCATTATTAACTGCTGCATCAATTACTCCACCTGACCCTGTATCTGAAACATTAGTAACTAATCAATTAAAAGATAGAAAATTATTATTTAGAGATTGTACTTTTATTTATGGTTATGGTGATGACCCTGAATTAAGAAGTCAAAGATATATTGGAAAAATATTAGAGTATCAGTCAAAAATTGATAATGGTATATTTAAATACACAATAAAAGGTTATTCTGGTATTTATTCATTAAAAGAATTATTGTTTAGTTCAAAAGATGAGTATTTAACAGGTAAAGAAGGAACAGAAGAAACAACAAATCCATTAATATATTTGATGAATATTGTGGATGTTGAATTAGACCCATATTATAAATTAAAATTTTTGGATTCTATTGAACCAGATAATATAAATTTAGAAATAAATTTTGAATCATTTCAACAAAAAAACATATTTCAAATTTTTGATGACGTGTTAAATGGATTACAAACAAAAGAAGAAGAATTTGAATTTAATGATGTTGATAAAAAAATAGCACCAACTACTAAAAACTTATTTGGATATTATATTAGCCCTGATGTTGAAAAAGATAATGAAGAACAAATTGGTACAATATATGTATATAAATTTGCTAATGCTTATGATAGTATTAGTAAATTAAAACCAGATTGTAATATTGGTTTTAATTGGTTTGCTCCTAGAACAAGTGGGGGGTATGATTTTCTCATAAAAGAATGGAATCCACAATTTGAGGGAAAAGCATTAATATCGTTGGCATTTATTTTACAACATAATGAAGGTTGGTTTACAACTATGAACGATGAAGGTGAAATTATAAATGTTAGAGGTTTAGGAGCTCAAAGAATTGGACAACCAGATGATAAAACATTACAAACAACTATTCAAGAGCAAGCCAGTTGGGCTTATATTACGCAATATCCATATAAGGCATCAATGACAATTGTAGGTGTACCTTGTGAAACACCCGTTATGGGTAAAATACAAATAACACCCACAATTTATGACCAAATACATCATAGTGCTGGATTATATCAAATTCTTGATAAAGAAGATACAATTAATTCATCTGGTTTTTGGAGTAAATTTGAATTAGTAAAAATAGTTAAAGGTTATCAACCAGGTGAATCAACTAGTGATTCTAATTCAAATGATTTAACTACTAATAACGTTTCACAATCTACAAGTGCAAAGAAATTTCAAAGTCCAGAGTTTTTATATGGAGAAGATTATATGCCCGGTCATAATCAACGTCAAACGCCTGAATTTTTATATGGTAATGAACAATCAACAAATACAAATACAAATACAAATACAAATACAACACCTATGGGTCCGCAATTACCTCCTAACTATTCAAACATATTAAGAGAAATCAATAGGCCAGGTGAAAATGTTTCAGGACAAAGAGAAATTTAAATCAATAAAAGAAAGGAATGAGGTATGATGTCAAGTGTATTAAGTAGTGATATCAATATGGGTGGTATCTATCGTGCAATGATATTAAAACAAGTAGATACTAATACATCAAGAATATATATACCTTGTTTATTTAATGATGTTTTAGATAAAACCAAAATGCCAGTTGATGCTCAAGGTAATATTAATGAAGATATATATCAAAAATATGAAAAAATATATCCATTAGCAAAATGGTGTGTAAGTGTAGATACAACAGCTCATAGTCAATATGAAGGGAAACCATGCTGGATAGTTTTTGAAGGTGGTAATTTAAAATATCCAATTATTGTTGGTTTTTTTAATTCATTTATACAAACATTAATGACTAATAGTGAAAATGCTGGAAATAGTAATGGAAATATAGGTGGAACAGTTAGTAACTTTTTAAAATTTTGTGCAGAAGCAACATCTGTAGGTGAAGGTGGATATCAAGCTTATAGTGATGGAAGAAATAGGGTTGAACAAGGTGGTAGAGATTGGTTAAGTATTGGATATATTCAATGGACTTGGAGTTCAACTGCAGGAGATTCAGGTGTAAAGGCATTATTAAAAAGATTTCAAAATACTGTACCTGCTGAATTTGCAAGAATTGATACATCGGGAATAGCGGGTTGGATTCAAGAAGACAGAAAATATCCAGGTACGATTCAAACTATTGATTTACACCGTGCAAATATAAAATCATTATTATCATTGCCTGAGAGTAAAGACATACAAATTTCGTTTGCTGCAGATGAATGGGTATTGGATAAACATGTTGCACCAATAAAAAAGGCATGTAAGTTAAATGAACTAGTAAAAAATCCATTAGGTGTATACATGCAAGCTGCATGTATTGCTTTTTTATGTAATGTAGCAAATCCATGGGGTTCATTAAGAGCTGATGTAATTGCATTTGCTAGTAATCCTGCAAATCAAGACTTAGATAAGTTGTATAAATTTGCTCTTACCAGTTCAATGTCTTCATCTAGTAATGGAGCAGGTGGACGATTTTCTTATACAACTAGAATGGAAGAAGCATATGTATTTATAATGCAACAAATATCAAGTGGTTCATTAACTAAAATAATGGAACAAGTTAATAGTTCGAATAAAATTATTGAAATTGCACAAAGAGAATTAGCACTTGGACCACAAAGAGGGGGGGCTAAGTATTGGCGTTGGGCTGGTTGGACTCATCGTGATGAATGGTGTGCTATGTTTGTAAGTTATTGCGCTAGTGAAGCAGGTTTAGTAAAGTCAGGGGTATTTGTTAATTCTGCAGGCGTTAATGCACATAAATTGCATTTTATAAGCAGAACTAAATTTAAACGTAGTAATGAATATACTCCTAATCCAGGAGATGCTGTTTTTTTTGATTGGTCTCTCACTGAGGTACATAAAGATAATACACTTGCAAGATTTGACCATATTGGTTTGTTTGAAAAAATGGATGCTAATTTGATATATGTAATAGAAGGTAATTCTGGTGATGAGTTACACCGGCGCAGATATTCCAAAAATGATAATCGTTTAGCAGGTTATGGTGCAATAACATGATTAATGGTGATATTAATACAATAGGAATCTATAGAGCAAAAATACAATCACAAGAAGGTAATAAATATAAAATATTTATTCCATCATTATATACAGGAAAACAAGATGAAATAGAAATTAATAAAAATAGTTTATTATTAGCAGATATATGTAGCAATATAAATAGTCAATTACAACAAAATGAAATGTGTTGGGTTATGTTTGAAAATGGTAATATGAATTATCCTGTTATTATTGAAAATGATTTAACTACAGCAATAATGAATTTCAATGGTGCATTTGTTAATAATCCTGGTACTGATTCTGCTACGTTTGTGGGGGGTAATGTTAGTACAGGTGAAGGTAATGAAAATAGAGATAGTATATTCAATGCATTAATTGCAGCTGGATTAAACGTAGCTGGAGCGTGCGGTGCATTAGCAAATATACATCATGAGTCAAGATTTAATCCAGCTGCATATAATCCAAATGACCCAGGTGGTAGTCATGGTATATGTCAATGGAATGTAAATGCAGGGCGTTGGGGAAAATGTAAACAATTTTGTAAAGATAATAATTTTGATTATAATTCATTAACAGGACAGGTAAATTATTTAATATTTGAATTACAAAATAATTATAGTAGTACATGGAATACATTAAATGGTGTAACAAATGATGCTTCAGGTGCAATGGCTGCTTCAGAATTTTTTACAATTCATTTTGAAGTACCAGCTGATAGATATAATGAGGCAAAAAGACGTTCACCTGAAGCAGCTGAATTATTTAAGTTATACTCTAGTGCTGTTGCAATTTCTTCCCCGTAGGTGACATAAATATAAAATCAATGTTATTAAATAGAAATTATACACTTATAAGTTAACAAAGTATTTAATGAAAAAATATAATGTACCTATTTCAAATATATATCGTCATTATGATATAACTGGTAAATTATGTCCGAGACCATTTTGTTTAAATGATATAAATTCATATTATGGTACATCAGGAAATTAACAATGGCAGGTATTTTTAAATAATCTTAAATAAATATTCTAATCATCCTGATATCATCTTATATAGGATTTTTTATGTTTATTTATAAAATCTATTATGTTTGTTTAAAACATCTTAAATGATGGCTTCTAGCATAAAGAAAGGGAAAAGTATAATGAGTGTAAATTCAATTTCATTTCCAAGAATGTTTAATAAAAATAAATATAGCTTATCAACAGGATTGAGTTACTCAACACAGTCAATACATGAATCATTGACATCATTATTTTCATGTAATCAAGAAGAATTATTAGGAGACCCTGGTTGGGGTTCAGAAATTAGAAAGTTAGTATTTGATATTAAATCGCAACCAAATACATATATATTAAAACGTTCAATTGCTGATAGTATTAGTAAATACATGAAGTCAATTACAACTGATGAAAGTTTGATTAAGATATATAATAATCCAAATGACAATTCATATAAAATAGTTATAGGATATTATATTGTACCTTATGATGAATTACATGCATTTGATATTATATTACTTTCACAAAATTTAGCATATTAATTTTTTCTTTTGTATTTAAAATAAAACTATACAAAGTAAATTATCTAAAATATGAAAGGGTGTGAGTAATTGGATTTTGGTGGAAATACCAGATTAACTCTCCCAAACTTGAGTTATACGTCAAGAGAATTTATTTCAATATATGAAGATTTGATAAAAGCTATTCCAAATTTTACAAAAGAATGGGAACCTAAAGATGAAAGCGACCCTGGTGTAGTACTTTTAAAAATGATGTCAATGTTAGGAGATATGTTATCCTATAATCTTGATAAACAAGCATTAGAAGCATTTCCAAGAACTGTATTACAACGAGCAAATGCACAACAAATATTTAGACTTGTTGGATATAAAATGCATTGGTGGAGAAGTGCTCAAGTAGATATACGTATTACTAATACAAATTCATTTCCAATAACAATTGGTAGATATAATGTATTTACTACAAAGAATAATGAAATAACATATACAAATCTAAATCAATTAGAAGTTCCAGGTGGTTCAACAGGCATTGGTTCATATCGAGCTCAATTAGTACAAGGTACTCCAGTTACACCATTAATGAATACTGATATCACTCCTGATTTTTATAATCAAGATTGGCATGAAGTATATGATTATAATATACACGTTAATGAACTTAAAAATAATCGATTATATTTAAAATTTAATAATATTGATGAAACTAGTATAACACTTATAGATAATGATGAATTACCATTTGCTGTAAATGAGTGGAAACAAGTAGAAAATATAAATACATCTGAAACATTAGATAAAGTATTTGAATTTGATGTTGATGAAGATAATATGCCATTTATACAATTTCCAAATTATTGGAATGAAAAATACATCATAACTAGATTTAAATTGTTTTGTGTATTATCAAATGGTAAAGATGGTGAAATAGAAGAAAATTCATTAACAAGAGTTGACGGTCGTAGATGTTATGTAAATCAAAATAATGTAAATATTAATCAAGCATTAGACCAAGTTGCATTATTTAATACACCTTCAACTTATGGATTTAATCCAGAAACATGTACAGAGGCAAGACAAGAAGCTGAAAAATATATAAATACAATTGATACATTAGTTGTATTAAGAGATTTTGAAAAAGCAGTATTAAGATTAGAATCAATTGCCAATGTAAGAGCCACTGATATTCAAATAGACCCATATGCTGAAGAGATGACTAATAATCAAATCAATTTATGGGTAGTTAGAAAAAATGATTATAATAATTTAGGTTCATCATATATATATGAAGCCAGATTAAATGAAACGGTAGACCAATTATTTAAAGAAAATCTTGTTGGTGAATTAGCTTCTAAAAAATTAATGCCTTATTCAATTCATGTAAATTTAGAGAATAGAATTGAATGGATTGATTGGAGTGTTAGAGGAGAAATCTTTTTACGTAAACCAATTAATATAGACCAAAATCATGATTTAATGGTACGTATCAATAATAATTTAAAAAATAGATTTAATACTGAAACATTAGATTTTAATGAACCTATTAATTATATGGATGTTATTGAAACAATCATGAAAACGGATAAAATTATTTGGCATGTTGATTTATCTAGTTCTGCTATTGAATATTCAAAAGTAAAAAGAAGTAATAAAGGTAATCCAACAGGTTTAACAATTATCAATAAATATAGAATTTATGATGATGGTGTTTATAGTAATTATTATACTAATTCAATATCTTGTGCAACAATTGAAACAATAATAGATGAAAATGGAAAACAAATTAGACAGGTAACTCATTTAGGTGATGGTACTGTTGTTCCTGGCGGTAGTGGTTTTAGTAAAAATGCAGGTAATAGAATTATAAGAGAAGATGGTAATCCTGTTGTTATTGGTTTAGATTTAGGAGACCCACATAATCCAAGAGAATATGAAATATATAATAGAAGAATATGGGATTGGACAGGACTTGAACCATGTGATACAAATAGATTTATTGATACATCAACATATCCATATAAAATAATGATTGATAATAATGATGGAACATTTACTGAAACACCTTATACTTTAGAATTTGATTCACGTATGTATTTACCTGATGGTTCAGATGCAAATAGAAAATTAAAAGACAATTATAGACAGATTGATAGTTTAAATAATTTAACATTAAGTGATATATTAACAGATGATGAAATTCAAGCATTAATACCTCAAGAAAAACAGGATTTATTAAATGAAAATAAATTAAGAGAAGTCTGGGATATTATTGATACGCAATATGATGATTGGACTGGACAAACAATTGATAAATTAACAGGACAAATATTTGTTAGACGTGGAACTAAATGGTATTCTAGTAATAGAACATATGATGAAACAACTGGAGAAATACTTGATTCATTTGGTGATGTATTATATAATGAAGATGGTTATATTATGCGTGAGCCTGTTGCATTAACAGAAGTTACAGGAGAACATATACAAACGTTTGATGTTGAAGATGGACAGGTAGAATTTAATTTCTTCTTAGGACAAGATGCAATAGGTAATGCACTTTTAGATGATGTAGGGAACATAATAAATGCATATCCGATTAAGCCTTATAGTTTATTTATCTGGATAAATGGTGACAGAGAAATGCTTTCTGACACAGGTTCTGGACGTATACAAGGTACACCTGGTATTTTAAATGGTTCAGGTAGTATTGATTATGAAACAGGACAAGTATCATTTACATTAAATATGGTACCAGAACAACCATTAAAAATATTATACGCTATTAATAAATTAGCATATACAAATTATTTAACATTTAATCCTGCTGAATTATTTGTAAGACCTGAATACATTCGTAATGAAAATCGAAAGTGATGCTATTTACATTTATAAGTGTTTATGTTATAATGATAAATATAAATGTAAAGGAGAATTTGAATATGATTAAAATTCTTGAAAATTTGTTTCCTATTTTTGAAATGGCAAATTTACGTGGAAAAATTATTAAAGTTGATAATATAAATTTTTCATTTTTCTTTTCAAGCAAAAGTGCAGTAAAACATTCAATAAAAGCAAAAATTGATTTTGACCCAACTGTTCTTAGACATGATTTAACTAGTAATTTACGACTGTGTAATGACTGGAAGTTTACAAAAAATAAAAAAGTTAAGAAAATAAGTCAATCACAAATAAATGAAGCTGTTAGTTTCTTTAAGAAATATGCTTCAATTTTTACAGCTGCCTGGATTGAAATAATACCTATGGATGCGTTAGACCGTTATTTACAAGGAATTATAACACTAGAAGATGTTGTAAATGAAATGAAAATAGATGATAAAATGAAACAAAAATTCATTTTCAAAAATAACGATATTGAAACATTTGAAGAATTTATAGTTGAAAATAATATTTTTAAAATTATAAGATAAAAATATATTGAAAGGAAACATGTTTATGATTGTGTTACTTGAAATGTCAAATATGCGTGGAATACAGGTAAAAATAGAATCAATTAATTTTTCATTTTTCTTTTCAAATAAAGATGCTGTAAAACATTCAATGAGAGCTAAAATTTGTTTTGATAAACAAAAATTAAAAGCATCTACATCTTCTAATTTAAAATTGTGTGATGATTGGGAATTTGAAAAAAATACAGATGCTGGTAATATTTCTCAATCGCAAATAAATGATGTTATTAGTTTTTTTAAAAAATATGCTTCAATTTTTACAGCTGCTTGGGAAAGTATAATTGAAATGGATGTTTTAGAAGATTATTTAAAAGGTAGAATTATGCTTCAAACCGTTGTAGCTGAAATGGAAATTGATGATAATTTAAAGCAAAAATTTATTTTTAAAAATAATGACATTGAAACATTTGAAGAATTTATAATAAACAATAATATTTTCAAAATTATAAGGTGATAAATAAATGAATGAAATAAAAGTATGCGAAGATTGTTTAATAAAACAAAAAGTAAAATCATTACATTTTGATGGTACAGAACAATCAATTAAATTATTACAGCAATTATATAAAAATTCAAATGATAAAATTAATATGAATACCTTACATACAAAAATAAATCAATGGGTAGTAAAATATCCTGATGGAAAGATTATTTGGAGAAAAGATTGTTGTTTTGATATAAATTATAAAGTATTGAAATAAAGTGAGGTTAAAACAAAATGATTAAAGTGATTAGCGAAGCTTACTATGAATATGATGATAAAAATGAAACTAAAGAACAAGTAATACTGCATATTAATGAGTTGATGAATGAACTTAATGGAACTATACATCATTTAGCTGATAATTATAATGTATATAGTGATGTAGTAGATGTTACGCTAAATAAACTTTCGCAACATATTGCAAATATGATTTAACTTATTTATTATGAATAAATTAAAAAACATTAAAGTGAGGAATTAATCGTGATTAAATTAATTGAAGAAGATTTTGATGATGAAATGATAACTTCACAAATACGTCTTGATGATTTGATAGATAATATTAATAGTTCAATAAAAGATATACTGTCTAATTTACATATATTAAAAGATGAATATGATGTTGAAAATATTGATGAAATAAATAAACATGCAATAAATTTTGCAAATTATGTAGGCGCTCATTTGTGGAAATGAATATCAAGAAAATAATAAAGTGAGGTAAAATTAAAAATGACTATACAAGAATTAAATCAAAAATTAGATTATATTAGCGATTCATTAGATTCTACAAGAATATGCGTTGATGGCGTAGGTGCTGTTCCAAATAATATCGAATCACTAGTATCACAATTATATAGTACATCTAATAAATTAGCAGAATTATGTAACGTATATGAATCAATGAATGAGACTTTAATTCCAGCTATAGAAGAAACAGAAATTGATAAATATGATTTAGATGATGACTATGAAGAAAGTATAATTCCTGTTATTGATGCAACTTCTAGTTTTGGAGATTCATCAAGTTATAAAACTCATATCATTGGCGAAGATATTGAAGAAGATGGTTTAGATTATGAAGATGAATTATTTAATGATGTTAAATTTGAAATTAAAAAAGAATTAATTAAACAACTTAAAGATAATAATCTTCATTTTACAACTCCAAAAGATATTGGTGAAGATGAATATACCACGTTATCTGCTTGGGGTGAAGTTGCAAAAATAGATGATATGATTCGTGTTATTTATAATACAGGTAAAGCTAAAAGAATTGATTCAATACCTGAAATGGTATCTATTTGGATTACGAATGTTAATAATAATAGCAGAATGTTAACATCCGATATTATAACTGAAGATAATCTTCCAATTGGAGCAGCTATAGGTATTGATGAATTGAGTGAAGATGATTATTGGAATATGATTGATGCAGGTTACGACCCTGATAATGAAGATGATATTGAACAATATTATACTTCTTTAGATTACTAAAATAAACCATTTACATTTATTATAAATTAGATTATAATATTTAATATAATATTATTTATAAGAGATTTGTTCCCGAAACAAACAACCTTTAAACATACTTAATGATTTGATGATAATACTTAATTGTATTATCATCTTTTCATTTTAATTGCTTTTCTCTATTTACATTTATAAGTATTTGTGTTATAATGATAACATAATCAAATTAAACAAATGAAATGGAGAAATGAATTATGACATTATTTGACATGGTGGAATTGTTTGATAGAATTAAGAAAAATATGGTTAAAGAAATTATTTCATATTTAAGTGTTATGAAAGGTAATAATGATAATAATACTTATGCATCCACAATAACAAGTAATGATTGTATTTTAAAAACAGAAATTATTGAAAAAAATAAGCTTTCAATATATATGCATATTCCACTTATTAATTTGTTAAATAACAAAATTAATTCATTTCATACTGGTGAAATATTCATATTATTAAATTCTGATAATTCACTTATCAGTTTTGAGTTTATATTTGATGATAATAGTATGTTTATAGAATATGGTAACAATATAACAAATATGTGGTGTAGTATATTATAAATAAGGTAGGTAACAACAATTATGAAGTATGCAATATATAAAAATAACATTGGTGGTTTATATGAAATGGATTATATTGATAATCTAGATGATTGTAAAAATTATATGTTTGGTCCATTTATAAAAGAAGATAGATTACCAATAGTTATAAATATGATGGGTGGATATCATTCGTTTATAAAAGATGATAAAAATTTTGTAAAATTTATTGAATGTAATGAAGATATAAATCCATTAAAATTAAATGAACGATATCCTATAAATGTAAAAAATTTTAAATTTGGTTGGATATCTCCTGATGGTATTACTTATCATTGTGGTGCAACAAGTCATACACAATGTGCAATTTATATTTGTAAAGAATTTGTAGCAGAGCCAATGAATTATGGTGCTGAAAAATATTTAGAAAAACAAAAGTGGATAAAAACATATAAAGATTCAAATCGTGAATTTTCAATTTATATAGAAGGTGGACATATTACAAAACAACAATATGAGACTCTTTGTGATTTGGGATATAGCCGTCATGAATATGTAAAACGATTAGTAAGAAGAAGTGAAAACAATTGGTAATATCTTATACTAAATTAAAATATAAAACTATTAACTTGATACGTGGTTAATAGTTTTTTCTTTTGTATTTAATACATTTAGAAGATAAAATGTTGCGTTCAATTGTATTATAATAAAAATATAAAGAATTGGAGTGTGATAATTTATGTATGATAATATAACTTTAACAAATGTTAAAAATATGTCTAACGTAGAACAAGAAGAATTATATAATTTTTTTAAAAAAGTATTTATTGATGAAAATTTAAGAGCACAAGATATTGAACAGGTGTATAAAATAAAACGACATAACATAGGAAAAATTTGTAATTTTTTTAATTTATCAAAATCCAAAGAACAAATGTTACAATGTAGAGAAAAAACATGTTTAGAAAAATATGGAGCTAAATCAGTAAGTGAATCTACTATGTTTAGAGAACATATGAAAAAAATTAGTGCAACTCGAACTAAAGAATATTGGAATGATATAACTATGAAATCTAAACAAACTAAATTAAAAAATAATAGTGATTTTTATAGAAAGAACAAATATACACCTAAAGTATTTGAAAGACTGTCTAGTAATGAACAGCAAATACTAGTAGATAAAATAAAAAAATTATATATAGATAGTAATTTAGTAATTGAAGAAATTAGAATTGAATTAGATGTGTCTAGTAGTTTAATTAAACAACTCATAAAAAAATATAATATTAAAAAATCACAAAATTTAATGAATGAATTAAATAAAAAAAACAGTTTAAAAAAACACGGTGTTGCACACCCATCTCAATTAGAAACATCTAAAGAAAAAGTTAAGCAAACTAAATTAGAAAAATATGGGAATGAAAATTTTACTAATTCTAAAAAATGCAAGCAAACTAAATTAGAAAAATATGGGAATGAAAATTATAATAATATTGAAAAAATAAGTAAAACAATGATAGATAAATATAAGGTGCCATTTTATTTATGTTTGCAGGATGTTAAAGAAAATGCAATGATTAAAAAATATGGTGTAAAAAATTCAATGATGTTAGTGGTTTCTAGAGAAAAAGCAAAACACACAAAATTAAAACGTTATGGGAATGTTAATTACAATAATAGATGGAAATGTATGAATACTTGTTTAGAACGATATGGCGTTGAAAATATAGGAATGACAGAATTTGTTAGAGTTAATAATAAACTTTATTTCTCTACAAAGTATGGTGTAGAATATTCTTGCTTATTACCACAATGTAGAATGGCTCCTGGTGCAATTTCAAAGGTAAATCAAAAACTTGCTAATTTATTTAAAGAATTAAATATTGAATTTGAACAGGAATTTGTAGTTAAAAACAGGTGTTATGATTTTAAATTAAATGATAAATTAATTGAAATTAATCCAAGTTATACTCATAATTCAACTAATGGAAATCATTATGCAAAGCCAAAAGATAAAAACTATCATTTTAATAAATCTCAATTAGCTTCTAAAAATAATTTTCAATGCATCCATATTTTTGATTGGGATAATAAAGAAAAAATTATTCAAATGTTTACTCCTAAACAAAAACTATATGCACGTAATTGTTTACTTAAAGAAGTAAACAAAAATGATACTGATTATTTTTTAAACCAATTTCATTTACAAAATACATGTAAAGGACAAAAATACTCTTATGGTTTATACTTTCAAGATGAACTCATTCAAATTATGACATTTGGTAAACCTAGATACAACAAGAATTATGAATTTGAGTTATTACGGTTGTGTACTAATTCAAATTATCAAATAATTGGTGGTTCTCAAAAGCTATTCAAACACTTTTTAAGAGAGTTAAATCCTAAGAGTATAGTTTCATATTGTGATTACTCAAAGTTTTCAGGTGATGTTTATAAACGTTTAGGAATGACTTTAAAAAATTATGGAAAACCATCATGCAATTGGTCTAAAGGAATTGAAAAAATTACAAATAATCTTTTAAATCAAAGAGGTTTTGACCAATTATTTGGAACATCTTTTGGAAAAGGAACTTCGAATAGAGATTTGATGATTGAGCATGGTTGGGTTGAAGTATATGATTGTGGCCAAAGTACATACATTTGGCAATAATACATAAAGAGACGCATTAGACGATTAACTAAACAGTAAACAAAAAAATAAATTAAAAAGACCACTAATCTTAACTTATCATTAAAGATTAGTGGTCTTTTTACAATGTAAAATTAAAATAAAACTATAAAGAGGTGACATAATATGGCTTTTGGTAATTGCCCTTGTGGTGGAAGTATGTTAGATAGATTCCAATCATTATTTACTTGTAGTGGTGATTGTTCTAGATGTCATTGGACATTAAACACATGTTGTAATGGTTGTTATGGTGATACTTCATCTAGCAAACATACATCTGACTGTATAAACTTTTATGATATTAATTTTCAAAATATTATTACATCTAAAATAAGAGCATTTGGTTATTGTGATAATCATAAAGCATTAGGTATTAAATTTGCTAATGGTAATAAAAAAATATATTTAAATGTTGAACGAGATGTATATGATGGTTTACTTGATTTAAATAAAGACTTACTATTTATGTTTTTAGAAAATAATATTGGTGATGACAATCAATGTATTAACATTCCGTGATAATATAAACAAAAATAAATGTACTAGTTTTAACGAAAGGATTTTATTATGGGATTTTTAGATTTTTTTAGACCTAAAGAAAATAATAATTTATTAGAAGAATCTGTTAGAATTACTAATAATGATGGTGAAATTGGATTACACTATAATCCTGCAAAAATGATAAATGAAATTATTTCTGATGAAGAAAATATATTAAATTCAACAGAATTAAATAATTTTAGATTATTAAAAACAGATAGAAACACTAGATTTCGTTCATTTGATATTATGGCACAAGATTCTCGTATTTCATCAATATTAAATATGTATGCAGATGATAGTACTCAATATAATCAAGCAGGTAGTGTTATCTGGGCAGAATCAGCAGATGACGATGTTGCTGCATTTGCAAATAGATTAATAGAAGGTTTACAAATAAATAAACATGCATGGAATCATATTTATTCATTATGTAAATATGGTGATTTATATTTAGAATTATTTTATGATGATGAAAAGGATGGTATTGATAGAAATATTATAAATGATGAAACTATTTATAATATTTCTCGTGGTGCTAGATTAACTGAATATGTTGAAGCTATTAAAAATCCGGCACAAATATTCGATTTAGTGCATCGTGGTAAAACTGCCTTTTATGTAAAATCTATTAATACAAATGATGATATTGATATAAATAGACAAACATCTATTAATCAGCAATATCAACAACAAATAAATGATATCATATTGCCTGCTGAAAAATTTATACATATGTGTATAAATGAGGCGTATACTAGATTTCCAAATAAATATATATTAAAAAATACAGAAACTGATGAAGAAATTGAATATGATGTTCGTGAAGGTAATTCGGTTTTAGCAAATCAATTTAAAACATGGACAGAATTAAATTTATTAGAAGATTCAGTTATTTTAAATAGATTATCAAAATCAGCAATTGTTAGACTAATTCAAATAGAAGTAGGTAATACCGATGATGATGAAATTAAAAAACTATTAATTGGTTTACGCGATAAAATATCACGTAGTCGATATTTAGATAAAAACACAGGTGACTATAATAATCAAATCAATCCGGGTCCATTAGAAAATACAATTTATCATGCAACACATGATGGTAAAGGTGTTATTTCTCATAGTGTTATGGGCGGTGACGTTGATGTTAAAGCATTAGCCGATGTTGACCATTCACTTGAAAAATTAGCACAAGGATTTGCTACACCATTAGCTTATATTAAAGAATCTAATTCAGATGGTGGTGGATTATCTGCAGGAACGTCATTAACTAAATTTGATGCTAAATATGGCCGAACTTTAAAAAGATATCAAAATGCATATATTATGGGTATTACTGATTTAATAAATGTATTTGCTTATAAACGTGGACGAACTGAATATATAAATAGTTTTACTATTAAAATGGTTTCTCCTTCAGCTGTTGAAGAAAATGAACGTGATGAAAAAATTAAAGTACGCACAGAAATGATTCAAAGTATTATGCAATTAATTCAATCTGAAGATGATTCATATACTAAAGAAACTAGAAAAGAAACATTAAATTATTTAATTAAAAGCTTACTACAAGATACTGGGTTAAATGATATATTAACTGGTGATTCAAATACTACACTAATTAATACTACTGAAGATGAATCATCTGAAAATACTGAAGAAACAGATTATTAGAAAAAATTACATGGGTGATTGCAATGAATTTTACAAAAAAAGAAATGTTACATACACTCAATGATATAAAAGAAGAAAATAATATTGACGTTAGTGGATATATTGATGATGTTATATTTAATGATATTCCAAGTAAGTCAATAAAGTTTATAAACAAATATAAACCTATTGAACATTTAGGTGTATTTAATCTTATACGTAATAAAGGTAGAAGGTCATCATTATTTAAAAATTTAGTAAAAAATGACATTAATAATTATGAACAAAGTATTACCCTATCTAGTTTATTAACACAAATGTTATGTTATATAAAAACAACACAAGATGATGTTGTTAAACATAGTGATTTAATAGGAATGACTGGTATTATTCAAGCAATGAATGAACTTGTCACAACGGGTTCATTTGATAAAATAAATATAACTTACTTAGAAATATCAAATATGTTTAAAGACTTATTTTATGAAGGTGGTGAAAAGCTTTGAGTATTACAATAAAAAAATTAGAAAATAAAATATTAGATAATTGTATAACCACAAATGATTATGGTGTTATCAATATTGTTGAATCTATTGATGCTAATTATATTCAATTTGATTCTATTCATGATTATAATTTATTTATTAAAGAAGATGCAACAAATATAGTAGCAATAAAACATAATTTGGATTCATTAATTGAAGTAACTTTACCAGCCGATGATGTACAAACTATTCAGGCAAATTATAATGTTGATACTGTTTATTGGGCTCAATCAGATAATGCAATTATTATTAAAAATGATGATGAAAATATATTATATGAAATTTCACAACAATATGAAGATAAATATAATATATCATTTGTTACTAATACTATTTTGTTTTTAGAATTACCTGATGAAATTGAACTACATGAAGAAACAGATGCAGTTGATAAAGTATTGGGTTCTTTAGATGATACAGCTATAAAAAATGCAGCATCTAAAACAAAAGTAAAATTACAAGGTACTGAAAATAGGGATACATTAACCGGTATTATTAAAGGTGCATTATCAACTTAAAATTAAATAAGGATGGTGAAAGTAAATATGTTAGAATTAAAAGAATCTAAATCTGATTATTGGTTAATTGGATTAAATAAAAATGATAAACTAATTGATTCAAAAGATACAAATATAAAATGTTATACAAAAAATACAAAAAAACAAACGGAACTGGCAAACAAAATGTTAGAAGATAATAGTAACGTAAATGAAGTATACTCGTTACCAGATTATGCATGGAATAATATACCTAAAAATGCAATGGAAGCAACATCATATATTCATAATAAAGGTAAATGTATTTTAAGTAGAGATAATCTTGAAACTAAAACTGAAGAAGATGAGATAGAACATGACCCTATTTTAGTTTTAGATACTATAGATGATAATGAACAATCAACAAATGAAATAATTCCTGAAATAAGCATGGTATCAATTATAAATGAATTACGTAATATTGAAAATGATTGGAATATATTACAAAACATTATTAATAAATTTGAAATAATTAACGAATATACATTTAGACTTGTAACAGCTTTATTTGATGAATATAAAACTGAAGAAGCTACTCCGATTGATGTGGCTAATAAAATATTAAAAATTATTGATGTTCAAGATACAAATATTAAAGAAGAAAAACTTAAAGAATCATTAACATCAACTATTGGTTTATCGCAAATGGCCAATAGCTTTACTAATATTGATGTTGATGCAAATTCTGTTGAGGTATCAGAATATATAACTCATTTATCTCAAGCTATTCGTTCTGAACAACAAGCTATACTTGAATATGCAAAATTAAGAATGACTAATGGTTCTACTAATGAAGATAAAATAGTTATTGATGCTATTTTAAATGAAGAAAAAGACCATATGACTGCCTTAGTATCTTTATTATATAAACAAATACTAGCGCATTATCCTACTAATTTAGATAGTGCTAAATCTGAATTTACATTACCTAGTTTTGGTTTAGATGATAAAGCAATACCTGATGATAAAGAATTAAAAGAAGCTATGGATAAAATTAATCCTATTCTTGATAAATTTATTAATAAATCATTAAATGAAGATGTTAATATTATTAATGCATCTAGCACGATGTCTCAGGAGCAATATAATATTCAAATAGATGTAACTTATGATGCTGATTTTCAAACTCAAGTAGTTAATAATTTAATTGAAGCATCTAAAAAATTTAATGATGAAAATTTAAAAAATAAAAAAGGTTATGGTATTGACACTGAATCTATACAATTGAATGGAAACGTTTTAGAATTTATACTTATTACATTAGATGGTATTTTTACAGAAAATATAACAACTGAATTTGTAACATCGGTTGCTAATCTATTATTTGAATTAGCATCAACCTATGAATACTTTATTGCTTTGGCATAAAGGTAGGTGTAATATATTTTGATAGAATATAATGATACTTTAAATCCCATATTATGGGATGGGTTTAACATAAAAGCTGAAATAAAAGAAAAGCTATTAGAAATATATACTACATTTAAACAACAAGTATTAGATAATAATATTCCATTAGATATTATTGATGTGTTGTTATTAGGCTCTAATGCATCATTTAACTATACCAAAAACAGTGATATAGATTTACATCTTGTTGTTGATTTTAATGATATTTCAATAGATTCTACATTAGTACAAGTGTTGTATAACTCTGAAAAATCAACATTTAATTCTAATCATAATATTACTATTAAAGGATTACCTGTTGAAGTATACATTGAAGACATTAATGCAGGAACACAAAGCAATGGAATTTTCAGTTTATTGCAAAATAAATGGTTACGTTTACCTGAATATAATCCTCCTGAAGATGTAAACATAGAACAATTATTAAATCACTATAATACTTTAGTTCAAGAAGCGTTGCTTAGTAATTCACCTGAAAAAATAAAACATTTAATAAATGATATACGAATGCTTAGAAAAATATCATTAAATGCAAACGGGGAATATTCAAAAGGTAATTTAGTTTTTAAAGAATTACGTAACAATGGTGATATTCAAAAACTATATGATACTTTAGCTGATTTAACATCATCTCAATTATCATTGGAAAATAATAAGAGAACTTTAAGCGAGGTGAAATAAGTGGCAAAACAAAGAAAATTATTAGTTGATACGTTTGCAGACATTGACTCATCATCAATAATTGAAAATATAGATATTCAATTACCAAAAAATACAAGTACTCCTGACTTACCCAAAGGTATCATTGGTCATATTGGTGGTATTGGTGCAAATTCTAATTCACCTACAAGAAATGGTCGTAGATATCCTATTGAACTTTGGAGAAATGTACAACATTCAGAATATTTTATTGAAGGTATGGACGCTAGAACTATTATAGGCGAATGTGACCATCCTGAGGAACGAGTGGATTATTCTGTAAAAGAAGGGGCTGTTGTTTTAAGCAGATATGATGTACAAAATGATGGTTTAGTTTATACTGAATTTGATATATTAGATACAATTCATGGTCGAACAGTTAAAACTTATTTTGATGCAGGATGTAAATTAGGTGTATCATCTAGAGGTTTAGGTGAAGAAATGGAAATTAATAGTGAAACAATTATTGACCCTGATTCATATCAATTTTATTGTTTTGATGTTGTTGCATTTCCTGCTGTTAAAACTGCACGTATGGAACTATTAGAATCTACATCTCCTAAACGAATAGATTTAATTAATAAAATTACAAAAGAAATCAATGAATGCGTATCTATTAACGATGTGCAATTTATTAAACGTATACATGAAAAAGTTGAATTAAATTTAAATGAAATTAATGAAGCAATTAATATTAAAATAAAAGAATTAACCTTAACAGAAACAATGAATATATTAAAGGAAGATGAAACTACAATTGATATTACAAGTAATGATATAAAGGAAGATGAAATTAATATAAATGATACTGAAAATAATAAAATAAAAATATCAGATACAATTACTACTTCTGATGTAGATACGTCGAATGAAGAAACTGAATCTGAAATGATAGTATTAATGGAATTAAAACAAGAAATTGAACAATATAAACAAGATATTATAACATTAAAAAATGAATGCGATTTACAAAAAAAGGTTATTAAGTCATTAGTTTCAAATAATTATAAATTAAATGAAACAAATACTTTATTACAACAAGATAATACAAAAATAAACGAATCTTATATTAAAGTTCAAACCAATCGCAAGCAGGCAATAAAACAATTAGTAAATTTTAAAAATGAAAATAAATTGTTACATGATAAATTATCAGCAGTAAATGAAAAATATACTCGTTTACAAAATGTTAATAATGAATTATCAACAATTACGTTAGATAATTCTAAATCATTTAAACAATTACAAATTGAAAATAATAAATTATCAGCAAGAAATAATAATTTATTAATTAAAGTTGAGTCATTATCACAAATGAATCAAAAATTACAAGAAAAACAAAAATCATTAAATGAATCATCAAATAAACAATTTACAAAAAAAATAGAAACATTAACTGAAAAAAATAATATTCATTTAAATGAAATTAAAGCATTAACAAAAGTAAATGCAGAAATAACAACTAAATTAAATAATATAAAAACAGAAAATGTAACTATTAAAAATCAATACAATGATTCATTGAAAAAATATATTAATGAAGTATGCATCAAATATGATTTAAAGGAATCTACATTATTAAAACTATTAGGTAATCAATATACTATACAAGATATTGATAATGTAGCTCACGATTTAATTGAAAATCAAAATAAAATTAACTCATTACCTTTTAATAAATTAATACCAGAACGAAAAGTAATTATAGAGAATGTTGGATTAGATGATACTAATGCAAAGTCTTATATAACTGAGCAATTAGATACATTTAGTTTTAGCATAAATAGTAAAAAATCATAATATCAAAAAATGAAAGGATTGAATATATATTATGGCAAATACATATTTAGAAAATCATAAGAGTAATAAATTGTTACATAAGTTTGCAACACGTATTAGAGTGTCAGAATTAACAGAAGCAGTTGAACGTGGTTTGTTAGATTCTGATGAAGTTGAAAGAGCTATAAAATCTGGTAAATTAGAATCTGTTAAATGTCCTGTTTCATTTTCACCTGAAAAGAAAATTTATATGGCTCAGATGTTAGAAAACGTTAGTGATAAGTTAGCTTATATGGAAGCAACAAATCCAATGGCATTAGGTGCTTATCGCAGACATGCATTAGATATTACAAATGTTGTTACTGCAAATACCATTTCTCCTGAATTATTTGGTGTTTATCCTTTAGAAGGACGTAATGGTATAATTCGTTATTTTAACTTCAACTATGGTCGTGATAAAGGTCAGGTAAAAGCAGGTGATTCTTTCAATAGTTCAATTAATTTACCAATGAATGACCCAAATTATGTTACAGATTTAGTTGATGCAGAAGAAATCCTTCCAAAGGGTACACCTGCTACAGCAACTCCTATTAGATTAAAATGGCCTGGTATTCGTTTAAATACATTCTCTATTGCTATGGGTTCAGTTATTGGTGTATCTGATAATTTTGGCCAGATTACTATTAATGACGGTTCTAATACATTGGGCGGTACAGTTGTTCCAAGTGGTGTATTAACATTAGACCCTGCAGTATTTGATGGTACAGACGCAGTAACAGTTACATATCGGTATAATAATGAATTTGTTCGTGATGATGGTACTCACTTCTATCCTGAATCTGCTGGTTTTACAAATATTCCTACAGCTAATGTTGAAATGCCTGCAATTCCTGTATTTGCTGAAGTAATTGCAATGAATGCAACGTGGAGCAAGATGGCTGAATATGATATGATGAAAGAAACAAAAATGTCTCTGAAAGATATTCTTCAGTCTCAGATTGTTGGTGAACTTGAACGTTCAATTGATAATCGTAATATTCAAGCAGTTCATGGCGCAGCAGACGCATCTAATCCAATTACTTGGAGTGAAACGCCTGGTGTAGGTGTATCACAGGATGCTCATTATAATGGTTTGCGTATTGAATTAACAAAAGCATCTAAGCGTATTCGTCAGGCAACTGGTAAATATTCTGCAAACTATGTTGTTGCTGGTACTCAGGCATCTGCTGATATTGAATGTATCAATGGATTTAAATCTGCTAATACACAACAGGTTCCAGGTTCACGTTTAGTTGGTGAAACTGCATCTGGTATTAAGCTATATGAAACAACTGCATTAGATGAATATAACTTATTCTTAGGTTATAAAGCTTCTAATACTCTTGACAATGGTGCATTTTACTGTCCGTATTTGACAGGTGTTTCATTAGGTATGATTGAATCAGGTGATATGAGAGCTCGTGAAGGTTGGGCATCATCCTTTGCATTTGCAGTTGTGAATAGCAAACTCTATCAGCGTGGTGTTATTACTCCTGCGTAAGCAATTTAAACTAAGTATTTACTTGCCTTAATAATTCTCATCCTGTAATAACTATTAATATGTTATAATGGAATAAAACATTATTAAGGCAGGTGATTTTAAATATTTACTTTAATAGATTTTAAACAACTAAGTATTAATGAACAAAAGGAATTGATTGATAATATTAAACATGATTATTTAGATTTAAATATGCATAGGTCTTTGGTTGCTGAAAAATATAATTGTTCAATAGCTAGTTTTAAAGCTATATTACAATTTAACAAAATAACTAAAGATAGAAAAAATGTTCATAAATTGATATCTAAATCATTGTTAGAAATTCCACCTGATAAATTAGATATTATTGTTAAACAAAGAAAGAAAACAAGATTAGAAAAATATGGTGATGAAAATTATGTTAATCGCGAAAAAGCTAAACAAACTAGTTTAAAACGATATGGCGTAGAGGTACCATCACAATCTGAACAAGTAAAAGAAGAAGTAAGACAACGTAATATTGTCAAATATGGTGTAGACAGTCCAAATAAATTAGAATTGTATAAACAGCGTGTTAGAGATTCTAATTTAAAAAAATATGGGTTAGTTTCACCAATGCAAACAGAAAAAGTAAAACAAAAAATATCAAATACACAAATGAGTAAATCTCCAGAGATTAAAAAATTAATTAGACAGAAATTTACTAAAACTTGTTTAGATAGATATGGAGTAACAAATCCATTTGCTGCTTATTCTGTTAAAAAGAAAATTAAACAAACTTGTTTAGAACGTTACGGTGTACCATATTACTGTATGAGTAATAACTTTTATTCCCATCATTATGTTATTTCAAAAATTAATTTACGTTTTGCTTCTTTATTAGAATCTAATGATATTCAATATGAACATGAATTTAAATTAAACAATTATATTTATGATTTCAAAATTGATAAATATTTAATTGAAATTAATCCAACATATACTCATAATTCTATTAAAGGTCCATTTTATTATGGAAAAAGAGTAAAAGCAAAAGATAAAAATTATCATTATGATAAATCAGTTAATGCTACAAAGAATGGTTTCCATTGTATTCATGTTTTTGATTGGGATGATTGGAATCAAATAATTGATTTGATTAATTCTAATAAACAAAAAATATATGCTCGTAATTGTAAATTAAAAGAAATAAACAAAAATGATACTGATTATTTTTTAAATCAATTTCATTTACAAAATACTTGCAGAAATCAAACATATAGATATGGTTTATATTTTAATGATGAGTTAATTCAAATCATGACTTTCGGAAAACCAAGATATAATAAAAATTATGAATACGAATTATTGAGATTATGTAGTAAGTCAGATGTAAAAGTAATTGGTGGTTCACAACGTCTCTTTAAACACTTTTTAAAGGAGTTAAATCCTAAGAGTATTATATCATATTGCGACTACTCAAAGTTCTCTGGTGAGGTCTACAATACATTAAACTTTAAACAAATCAATCATAGTATAAATGCAATTTGGTATAAAGATAAACATACTAAAATTATTTATGATTCTTTATTACGACAAAGAGGATTCGACCAATTATTTAATACATCTTATGGTAAAAATACATCAAATGAAAATTTGATGATTGAATATAACTGGTTAAAAGTACATACAGCTGGACAAAAAACGTATGTAATTACGTTTACAAATTAAAATAAAAATAAGATAAATAAATAAAGAATTATCTTATGATTTTTTGGAAAATAAGAAAGGATGAATACATAATGGCGCATCAGTTTGATTATACAACTAATCCGGTTGAAATTATAGTTACAAATATTATAGACCCACGTTGTGCAACAACTTGTGACCCAGGTAATTTTGGTGTTCGTAAGGTTGTTGAATATAATACTATTAAAGATTGTCCTAATGTTGTTTTTGAATATTTATTTGATGAAGCAGGCCAGTTTTTAACAAATGGTAAATCTGGAACAGATAAAGATTTTCTTGTTGCTGTTCGTTTAAAATTCAAAAATACAGATAGATTAGTTCCTGCATATAAGACATTTAATGCTAAAACATTAAAAGCAGGAGAAGTACAGGATGATGGTACTATTGAATTTTATAGCATGAAGTTTAATACTAACAATAAAGATGAAGTTGTTTTCTATGAAAAAGTTGCTTTAGCATTTAAAGGTGAACTAAAAGTAGAAATCGATGGTGTTGATATTCTTACTCTTCTATAAGAAAAAATATTAAAGTTTAATAATTAACAAAAACACGTTTTTAGAGTGTGAGAGTAGTATCTTCATGACAACACTCTCACACTCTTTGTTAAGTAAATAGTAAAATTAATACAATATGAGGTACACTATGTTTGTTAAAGTTAAAAATACTTTAAAAAAGAAAATATCTATAAGACAGTTTAACAATGAATCAATTATACTTCAAGTAGGAGAAGAAAAAATATTAGGCGAATATGACGATAAGTATAGACCTAATATTTATAAATTATTACTTCAAGGATTATATGTTAGTAAAATTGATTCAATTGATAATGTAAATACAAACATAGACATTAAAGATGAAAAAGTAAAACAAAAGAAACGTGGTAGACCAAAAAAAGTGAGGTGATAACATTTTTGAAAAAAGGTTGGGAATTACAAGATTATGTAAATTTTGTTAAATTACAATTAGGTGGTTCTTTATTACAACTTGCTATTGAAAAAGAAATACCATTCATTATTGAAAAAATGGCATTAGTTGAATTAATGAATTATATGAAAATGTCATTTACAATGACGCTACCTTTTGCACCTATGTATGATTTATCTGATAAAAAAGTAGAAAATGTTAAATATGTCTTACGTGGACAAAATGCAAATAATATGGCAACTGGCATTAATGGTACTATGATTTCAAGAAGCAATGGAAATATTGGTTTAAATCAAGTAGTATCCGATTTTATGGTTAGTAGTTTATTAGTAAGTCAAATACAAAATACAATATCAACAGATATGGATTTTCAATTTGATAAACCAAATCAAACATTATATTTATTTGCACAACCTCCATTACCATTTTCAATAACAATTGGATATACACCTGTTATTGAAGATGTAAATGAAATTTATTCTCCACATTGGATTAATTATTTACGTAGACTATCAGTTGCTTATGCAAAAGAACAAGAAGGTAGGATACGTTCTAAATATACTTTAAATTCTGCCACTTATACTCTCGATGGTGCAACACTATTAAGTGAAGGACAATCAGAGTTAGCTCAAATACGTACAGAATTAAATTCAAATGTAAATGCAAGTCATACAATATCTTAATAAGTGTAAATAATAATTTTGATTAAATTATTAGAACAATTAGAATATGATGTTACTAAAAGTAACGATTATCTATAAGTAAATAAAAACAATTATATAGGAGTGAAATGTAATAATGAGTAAAAATCTTTTATTTGAAAATTTAATGGCACTAAAAGATACAAAGAAAGTAAATACATCAAAGAAACCTGTAAAAGAAAGTGATGAAACTGTATTAAATGTCAATATTGAGTTACCATCTGATAAAGATGTTGAAGAGCTTGAACCTGATGATGTTGATGTTAATGTTGGTATTACTTATCTTGATGAAATTGAAAATGAAGAAACAGATGAAGAATTAAACACTGATAGTATTGATGAAGCAGAATTAGAAGATGCAGAAGTTGATATATTAGAAGATAGCTTGGAAATTGATATTGATATTACAGAAGATGTTGAAGAAGATGAAGAACCAACAGATATCGTTATAGATATTAACGATGATGTTTTAGAACTTCAGCCAGAAATAATGGAAGAAAAAATAAAAGCTACACGTGTTAAAAAAGCTCTTGAAAATGCTAAACGTCGTAGAGCTTTAGAAGCAAAACGTAAAGCAATGAAAACAAAAAAAGAAGCATTAATGAATATGGATACCAATTCATTAAATAAATTAGTATCTAGTTTCGTAAAAGATAACTATAAAAATATTGATAAAGTAGTATTTAGTCGCGCTATCTTAGAAAAGACTGGTTTAACAGTAAAAGGTACTATTATTGCTAAATCTGGTAAAACAGAAAATATTGCATTGCGTAACATAGGTTTTAATAAAACAAAGTTAGAAGGTAAAAGATTTTTAATAGACTTTAAAGATGCTACGAACACCTTTAAAAGTGTTAAAGAATCTGCTAATAAATCACCATTTGTTTTTGAAGCAACACTTAAAAACAATACTTTAAACTTTAATAAACTTAAATATAACTTCATAACCAAAACTCTTGAAAATAAACAAGCTAAAGTATTTGGTGCTATAAAGTTAAATGAAAATAGAAAACGTAAATAATATTATTTTTAGAATTATAAAGGTAATAGGTGAAAATTAATGGGGTTACTCACACAAGAAGACTCAACACTTTATCGGGAATATTTTAAAGAAATGGCTAAATTATTAGGTATTTCTATTGAATATATTTATCCAATGCCTGATAGTAATGAATATTCTATACATGGTGAGATACAACCAAAGTTTTCACCTATTATTCCTTTAAACATTATTTTTGAATCAAATCCTAAAATTAAAACATTAAAAAATGTTGGATGGATTAGTGAAGATTCAAGTGATAAACCATATATTGCTTATTTACCATATGATACTCCTTATATAGCTACAAAAGCTAGAATAAAGATTCCACCAATAGGTGTAAATAAAGAAGGTCGTTGGTTTGAAATAAATGATATTACTGAGGGTATTGAGTATCCTGATGCATATATGTGTAAATTATCTCCTATATATAATAGTGATACTGAAATGTTAGATTATTCTGAAACAAATCATAACTATATTGAAGGAGATAATCAACCAGACCAAAATACTACACATAATCAATTATTAAATGAAAATTTAGAAGAACATATTAAAGATACTTTAAAACAACAATTAGATGATAATATTAATAAAAATTTCAAATATCTTGACATTTGAAATATCATATAAGGAGGGTAAATAAGTATAATGAATTTATTTGAAAATTTAACATTAGCAAAAGAATCAAAACAATTAAATAAAAAGAAACAATTGAATGAAGATGTGGTGATACCTGTTAATATATTTAATGAACTTAAATATAAAATTCCGCAAGGTATTACTTTAAAAGATATAGCATATATACCTAGCGTAGCAACTATATATGAAAACGATTATAATGTAACATTAGATATAAATGCAAAATTCCAACATATGCGTAAAGGTTTAAATATTTTACGATGTAATATTAATTTTATAACAAATGAAGTTAACATTAATGAAGAGTCATATTATATAAATCATTTTAAATCAATGATAGAAGATGAAGAAGTTAATATTAATGTTAGTGATTGGTTAAATGATGTTGAAATTATTAAAGAAAATATAAAGAAATTATTAACACCTAAATTTTTACAAAAGTGGAATGGTACAAAATCAAACACAAGCGCATATAGTTCAGCTTATAAAACAGAAGCATTATCTGATTCAACACCAAGTTGGCTAAAAACGGTTATAAATAATAAAAGTGCAAATTATAATACCGCAGGTAATTCACTATTACCATTAGATACAATTAAATGGACTGAAGCACCATTTCCAGAAAAAGGTAAATTAAATCCAAATCAAATTCATGCATTTTTAATAGATTCATCAGGTGATGAAGGATTAGGAACATATTTTGCATTTATACCTTATTTAAACATTGGAAATAATAAAACTATTTATATTAATGGTCGTGACCGTAAGGTTGAAAATATGTCAATAGTTGCATTACAACCATATGTAAAACAATATGCATATGCTGATAAATCCGAAGTAGATGTTGTTAGGAATAAACGTAATGATAGACGCGATGCTAAAAGTGGAATGGTTCAACGATTTAATAATAAAACAAAACCATGGGCAGCAATTCTTGATAAATCAGGTTATATAGTAGACCCAACTAAATATGTTAGGCAATTAGCCGAATTAAATAAAGATGAATATGCTGAACGTTTAGAAGATGTTTATGTTTTATTAAGTAATGCTCGTGAAAATTTACAACTTATATTAAGTGATGAGTCTTTTATTCCTGATGCAAAAACTACTAATACCTCAAATTTCCATACATTTGATAAATTATTTAAAGTATATAAGTCAGCAATAGTATATTATGATATGGCTCTTAATAATATTGATAAATTAGGTGATGTATCTGTTTATGGCGGTGATGTATTAGATAGGTTTAATGATTATTTACAAGATGCAGAAACAAAAGCAGTTTCTATTATTCAGGATACAACTGAATTACTTAAATAAATGATATATCTTTGAAAGGAGTGATAATATATGTCTATCTATAAGTATGAAGAAGCTATAATAGCCAAAATAAGGCAGATTACAGGTGATGATAGAATTATTATCACTCCTACAGATAATATGTTAAATGTCATTCCAAGGATAGATAATGATGAAATAAAATTACCATTAATACATCTTATAAGAAATGATTGGAAATTACTAAACCAACGACATTTTGGAAAGAAAATGAATGGACATATTAATAATGCATTTCCAATGTTTCAAACTCATAAAGATGAAAATATAAATAGTATCACTGGTAGAATCAATCGTTTGCATTTGATACCAATGCAATTTACACATACGTTTGAAGTATGGTCTAGAACTAGAGAAGAAAATGATGAAATGATTCGTGAATTATTATGGTTCTTTAGTACATTACCTACATTTGAAGTTGATATACCTTACGGTGTTGATATTAAACATAATTTTAATTTAGTACCAACAGGTGAGATTATTGATAATAGTGCAATTGCTAATCAATTAGTAACAGGAAAGTTATTCTTACAAGCCATTATGACAACTTGTGATGATGCTTATCTTTGGAAATCTAGTGAACACAATCCTACATGTATATCTATTAGTACAGAATTAAAAGATTTAGCAGAAAGACCAATTATTGGAAAAGATTATAATGATATGAATATTGAAACAGCAGGACAAAAAACAAATACAGGTAACAAGTATTATGTTAGGAGTGATTGTTAATGTATACAGATTTTTTAGAATTAGAAGATACTTCTAATAATATTGTTATATTTGATGATGTTGAAATATTAATTGACCCTGAGTTAGAAGATGAATCTACAATTGATATTAATAAATATATGGATAAATATGTGTTACAATGTAGAATATGCGGTAATCAATTTCCATCGGCTGAAATATTAGCAGATGATGAAGCATGTATTATTTGTGATGAACGTTCAGCTAATGGTTTTATATATAAAGGTAAAATTGCTCATAAAGATAAAACTATTACGGATGATGATATAAATAATGACATTGAGCAAGATGAATCAATCAATGCTGATATAAATTGGGAAAATAATGAAACAATAGAAACAGAAATTGAAGAAATAGATGATAATTCAGCAGATGAAATAATGACTTTTGATAATTTTGATGAAGAATAAAATAGTGTGTCATTTTTTAAAATATAAATATATAAACAAATGAGGTGATACATATATGTTAAAACTTACAAATCTTACAAATCGTGATATAGAAATAAGTAAAAATTTAATCTTAAAAGCGTTTTCATATTTAGAAATGAATGGTAATATATCGAAAAAAATGCAACAATTGCAATCTATGAATTTAATTAAAATTCAAGAAAACACAAATGAACAGCTTAATTATAATACAAAACTAATGAGTGGTAATAGATTAAAACGAAAAGATATTATTGCTAAAATTAAACAAGGATATACAACACCTGGTGTTGTATTGAACCATATAAATACAAAAGAAATAAAAAATAACAAAGAAACTGATAATGAAAAAACAGTAAATACTCAAAATAAAAAACCAATGAAAAAACGGAAATAATATAGAAAGTTGGTGAGATATATATGGCATTTATTAATATAAATGAATATGACCAAACAATAAGTGGCCCAACAGGTCTAGCAAATAATAATATTGTAGCTGTACCAATTAATGCAACTGATGGACCGTCAGATAGATGGGTAACTGTTCCAACGTATGATACTTTTATTCAATTATATGGTCCAAATCCAAATCCATTATCTCCATTTGGTAATTCATGGGAATATGCTGCAAATATGTTATTACGAGACATGCCTGTTTGTGTTAGACGTATTACTCATTTTCTTGATGCTGATGGTGAAAATTCTATTAAACTTTTACCTGATGTAGCAAATGCCAAAACGGCAATTAAAGTAAGAGATGTTACTGGAAATAATGTTACTAATTTAAATTTAGTGGAAACTGAATTAAACGTAACAGATGCAATTTATCAAAGTGTATTACGTCCATCAGATAGAGGAACTGAGATTCCAAATCCAAATTATAAAGGTTCATTTACAACAGTCTATGATTTACAAACTGATGCAACTATTCGTGACGCAAATGCTTTTGCCGATGTTACTGATACAAATAGTGAATGGTCGTTTGTTGGAGAACATGTTAATCCAAATTATAGAGGTACTAAAGCATTAGATGATATACTTACTGCAAATGATACAGGCGTATCAGGTGATTTCTTTATTGAATCAACAACAAATACAAGAATTGATTTTACAGCAACACCTTTGTTAAATCAAAATTGGAGACAACCTCAAAGATTAAATCCTGGTGATTTACGATTAATTAATAATCCAGTTGCTGGTAATTTTGTTGATGTTACATTAGATGCTAATAATGAAACTGCAATTAATCAGGTTTGGAAATATCAAGCAGGTGCAAACACTGAAGTTAGAAATCATCGTTATGTATTTAATGGTGTTTTTGGTACACCGTTTGCTACAAATACTGATTTACCTGTTAATTCACAAACAACAACTGTCGGTGTTGATTTTTGGGCAGAAGTAACGTCTACTAATACTATTTGGAAATTTAATGGTACTACATGGGTAAATACTGGTGCACCTATTGCTATTTTTGCTCCAGGAGATGAAGCTGGTGCAGAACCATATTTGAGAATATTCAAAATAGATTGGGTAAATACTAACACTGCTATTAATTCAGGTTTATATAGACACCATTTTAATTGGGTTGATTCAGGTAGTACTCAACATTTAGAAAGATTATTCTGGCAAAATTCAAATAATCCAATTGGTACAAGACCACATACTATCTTAGATGGCTCAGTTATTAATATTAACAATGTTGTTATTAATACAATAAGTGATATTTCAACAACATCCATTAAACCAATTATAAATGGTGGCTTAGATATTCAAGTTGAAGAAGATTTTGGTGAAACAAGAATAGTATCAGGTACGTATGGATTTACCAATATATCAACATCACCAATACATATATATTCATTGAGATTAACACAAAGAAGTCCACAAGGTGAAGTACATGTAGTTTATGATGCTAAATTGGAATCTATTCTTGATAATTCAGGTCGTATTACATTAGACCCATTACTCCAATTTAAAAATGTTCATGGTGAATTTTTCAATGACCCAACTCCAATGTATGATGGTGTTTCTGATAGATGGTATATTGAATTACAACCTGGAGCAACATTAACATATAGTAGAAATATGTCAAACATTATACTTGAAACTCAAATAGCTGGTTTTGGTGATTTTGATATTACTTATAACTTGTTTACAAGTGCAAATGGTCGATATGAATTGAATTTATCTTCTGAATTAAATACAATATTAGATGTTACTAAATTTGCATTACCTCCTATTAATACAGATGAAGTTGAAGACTTTGATGATTTACCAATTATAGATTCACGCGGTAATTTCAATTTATTTAAAGCTGAATATTTGTATCCTGGTACAAATGGTAACTTCCTAAATCTAAGTATTAAAACAACTATTGGACAAGGTATTTATATTTATGTATATCGTAATAAACAATATCTTGAAAAAATAGAATTAGCAACATTCAGATTTAGAGATACTGTGGCCGGTAGAATTAATACATTAGACCCTGAGTTAAATAAAGATGATATTTGGAGAATTATTCTTTTAAAATTTGGTATTATGTTACCATATGATGGTTTTACAATTCCTCAATCAATTTATGGTAATAATATTAAAATTGATTTAAATCCAAATATTTCTAACTTTGAATCATTAGATTATATTAACTCATTATTTGCTCAAACTGGTTTACAAATATCATCATTACAAAATGGTATCAATCCATCAGATGAACATGTTGTACATGAAGTACAAAAATGTTATACGCCATTAAAAGACAAATATAGATATGATGTTAAATTTATATCAAATGGTGGTTATGTTGATAAGATTACATATCCACGTGATATTATTTCTCCAATACGACTTGATAGAAGATATATAGAAGATGCAATGCTTGATTTAGTTAATGATAGACGTGACTGTATTGCATATTTAGATATACCATTTGATTTAACAATAG